ACCGACCGCAAATTGCGATCTGATGCCGCTTGCGACGGCAAACGGATATCGCCCTGCCGACGGGTGGGGAGTGGTGATCAAGCATGGCGGCCGGGAAAGACCGGCAACCAAATAAACAAAAACCCCGCCGGATCAGGGCGGGGTCGGTACAGCAGGAGAAACAAGATGCCAAGTGATTATAAGCGGTCTGGATCAGGAACAAAACCATCGAGGCGTGATTTTTTGAGATATGACGCGCAGACCTACGAACAGCAGGGCTTTATCGAGGTGCGTGGTGAAAAAGTTTGACGAAGTGACAATTGGTGATTGCAGGCTGATTCTTGGGGATTGTCGTGATGTGCTGCCTGTTATCGGCATGATTGATCATGTTATTACAGACCCGCCTTATGGAGAAAAGACGCACAAGGGAGCAAGAACAGGAGGAAATGGTCATAAAGACCCATCATCCGGCAAGGCCGTTTTAATTGACTTTGATTCACTTCCAGATGATGAGTTCTATCCTTTGTGCGAATTATTGGTTGAAATTTCAAGGCGCTGGGTGATTATGTCTTGCGAATGGAGACATGCGGCCATGCTTGAGAATAAAGAAATTCTTGTGCGCCTTGGCGTGTGGATAAAAAGGAATGCCGCGCCGCAATTTACAGGAGACAGGCCAGGAGTTGGATGGGAGGCTATTGCTTGCCTGCATCGAAAGGGTAGAAAAAAATGGAATGGTGGAGGGCATCATGCGGTGTGGGATTTTCCAAAAACAGAAGGCGAGCACCCTACTCAAAAACCAATAATGTTGATCCAAAAATGGATTGAACAATTTACGGATCTTGGAGAAACAATTTTAGACCCGTTTATAGGTTCCGGAACAACTGGAGTTGCCTGTGTCCAACTTGGCCGAAAATTTATCGGCATTGAACGCGATCCAAAGTATTTTGATATTGCTTGCAAACGGATTGAGCAAGCATATAGTCAGCCAAGGCTTTTTCTATGCAATGACCAAAAAGCCAAACAAGACGAATTGTTTTAGGTTTAACCCGTGGTAAAATGCGAACGCTGGCTAGGAGTCGAAGCCGAACCAGCGATTAAGACAGCACACGGCATAAGGTCATCCGACTTTGCCTGTCTCCACATCGTTACACTTGCCGTGTCTGTCGGCGGTGTGGGGAGTTCGACCGGGCAAAGATCAGATGGCCTTTTTTATTGGTGCGTTATGAACTATTACGCGTTCCACATAGGCGACTACAAAGCCCACACGCAGCATCTGACGCCGATGGAAGACTTGATCTATCGGCGGATGCTCGACCTGTATTACCTCAACGAATCCCCGCTGCCTGACGCTCAAAAGATAGCTCGATCCATCTGCCTTCGAGACCACATTTCCGACATCGAAACCATACTCTCTGAGTTTTTTGTAGACACGCCTGATGGGTTTATACACCCCCGTTGCGAGCGCGAAATCAAGGCCATGAACGAGAAGTCGGGGAAGGCAAAGGCTAGCGCGCAGGCAAGATGGAAAAAGTCATCGGATGCGAACGCAATGCGAAACGGATGCGAACGCAATGCGAACGCATCGAAAAACAATGCGAACGCATCAAATTCGGATGCGAACGCAATGCGAAACGGATGCGAACGCAATGCTCCCAATACCCAATACCCAATACCCAATACCAAAAAGAAAGAAGAAGAAAACGCGCACATGTTTTCCGATTCCGACACTCGCCTGTTTTTCACCATGCCGATGGACTGGAACCCTGACCCTGATGAACTGCAAAAATACGTCAACGGGAAAATCCACGCCGGGAAACCGTTGACGCTGGAGCAGGTCATGGAGCATCTTCCAGACTACCGCGAGGCGACACATGCCAAGGGTGAGCGTCGTACAGAATCGGAGTGGTGCCGGGCGCTGGTCAAATGGGCGCAGCGGTGCTTGCTCAATCCGAAATCTGACGAAAAACCTAAGCCGCCTGCCCCTGTCAAAAAAACCGAGTATTGGCAGCCTGACCCCAAGCGCATGATGACACCTGATGAACTGGCCGCACTTGAGGCCGGGAGGGCGTTGCTGAGATGATCACCACAAAACTAGAATCACCGTCAGCCGAGCAACTCGTGCTGGCCAGCATCATCGAAACAAACGGATTGCATGACGACATCGGCGGCCTGCTAGGTGCAGATGATTTCACTGTGCCGGAATACCGCGCTGTCTGGGGCGCAATCACCGACCTGAAAAACCTCCGCAGGTCGTTTGATCCTGTGCAGGTCGCCGGGTACATGCTGGACCGTGGCCAGGATGAAGCGGAATCCATCGTCTCCGGAATTGTCAGGGGCGGACATGCAGGACGCGCGGCAGCAATCAGCAATGCCCAGCGCATCCGGGAATATTCCGTTTTACGCAACTTGATTTCGGCAGCGACCAGCATCACGGATCTCGTCGCATCCCACGGCGGGCGCAACGTCAACGAACTACTGAGCGAGGCCGATGGAATCCTGTCGGGCGTAATCAGCGGAAACCTTGGTAATGACCTGCCGGTCATCGATGGCGTTGAGTTGATGCGCATGGTTTTTGACGATGCGACAAGGGCGGCGTTGAATCCTGGAATCAGCGGCATCAGCACCGGACTGCCGTCGCTTGACGACAAAATCGACGGACTGCAACCGGCGAACATGATTGTTGTCGCCGCGCCGCCAAGCATGGGGAAAACAACGTTCGCCATGTCGCTTGTGCAGTACGCAATGCGCCACACGAAGTATCCGGTTGTGGTTTTCAGCATGGAGATGCCATCGCTGGACATTGGGCGTCGGATGGTTTCTGCCGAATCGCGGGTGCATTATGCGTCAATCAAGCGCGGCTCCATGTCAACGTACGATTCTGGGCTGGTGGCAAACGCCGCGTCCAGGCTCCAGACGAAAAACCTGATTGTTTGTGATGCGTCTGGCCTGACACCGGCCAGGATGCGCGGCCTGTTGCGCCGTATCGTCCGCGAGCATGGCGGCGTCAGCATGGCGGTGGTTGATTACATACAGCTCATGGATGCCAACAAGGCGAACGCCAACAACCGGAATCTGGAGTTGACCGGCATCAGTCGCGACATCAAGCGCATGGCGATGGATTTCAACATGCCGTTCATCGCCATCAGCCAGTTGACCAAGGACGTTGAGAAGGCCAGGCGCCGCCCCACGAATGGTGACCTCCGCGAGTCAGGAGCCATCGCCCAGGATGCCGACTTGATCATGATGGTCCACCGTCAGGAAAAATACGACGACGAGCCGAACCAGGAAAACATCGGCAACGCTGAAATCCTGATTACGAAAAATAGGAATGGGGCCTGCGGTGCTGTGTTGGTTGGCTATGACGGGCCGACGTTCAGGTTTTACGAATTGCGAGGCGGACATGGTTACAGTTGAGCGCGACGGCGCATACCTGATTTTCAGGCGCGACGGCGCCGAGTTTTACGACACGGCGATTCCTGCGCAGGCGGATGTGGGCAGGCTGATGCGCCACCTCAGCGACAAGATGTGGTTTTCCAGCGTGCGGGCTGAGACGCTGCAACTGATCCTGGACGCACTGGAGCAAGCGGCATGACCTCCGAGGCCCTGATTAACCTGAAAGATGTTTACGTGACCTGGAATACCGGCGGGCCGGTGTATGTCAGGCGTAGAACCGGACAAATGATGAACGTCCTGGACTATTGGGTCTATTACTCCGGCTACTCAGAAATTGATGCATTTCGATGCATGATGGCTGACGCCATAAAAATAATGGTTCGTGATGACTGCCCTCCATCGGAGGTCCATGCCGAATTCTGCCGAATCCGGGAGTACGTCATGGTTATGCCCACCGATTGCGGCGGGAGCGATGAAGAATGACCTCCGAAGCCCTGATCAACCACCTGAACAACGGATCGAACTGCTGCTACGCCCCAAACGACCGGTATTGCTCGGTCGGTCGTGAGTTGTGGATCCAGTACCGGGCTGAGTGCGTCAGGGATGGCGGCAAAGAGGCAATGCAGTGTGTCAGGGCGCAGTCGCCGGAATGGGCGGATGAAATCAAGATCAGGGCGTTGACCCTGATTGATAGCGGGGGTGGAAAATGAAAAAACTGAGGACATCATGGGAGCGTCGTGAGTCGGCGCGCACCGGGAAGCCGATTGATCAGGTTCTGCATGAGCTGATCGAAGCATCCGGAGGGAAATGGGAGGTCATCGGCGCGATAACGGGAATGACGCATCAGGGCGCTGTCCGCATGTTCAGCCGCAATGGCATCGTCAAGCAACCGGCGCGAAACATCGACTACGAGGGGAAAAACGCCTCGCTGTTGCAGCATTGCCGCGACCACGGGCTGAAATATTTTTGCGTGAAGGAGTACGTCAAGCGCAATGGCGTCAGTCCGCAAGCGGCGATGGATGCGTATCGCTCGGGGTCAGTTCGCCGAGTCTACTGGGGGAGACCGCAATGATGATCCTGGATTGTGTCGAACTGCCATACCCTCCCAGCGTCAACCACTACTGGGAACCATGCGTCTACAAAAAACGAGGGAAAACGATAAGAGGCCGCAGGAAATCAGAGAAGGCGCTTCAATTTATCGCGGCTATGAAGCTATTGGCAAGACGAAAAAACGCCGTAATCGGGCGCGTAGGTGTATTGCTGACGGTATTTTTTCCTGACAGACGGGTTAGGGATTTGGATAACCTGCTGAAAGGAGTTTTGGATGGCCTGGTTGCAGCCGGGGTGATGCTGGACGACAGCCAGATTCACGACCTGCGCGTGGTGAATTCCGGCGAGATCGTGACCGGCGGAAAAATTGTTGTGAGCGTTTGGGAGATACTGGAATGAAAAAACCACTACAGCGTCAGCCGTTCGCGGCGTTTACGGTCCTGCCATCCGGCATTGACGGCGCGGTCAGGCATGAAAACGGTTGTGCGAAATACTGCACGAAGCCGCGCAATTGGAAAGTTTCGGCGGTGATCCGCTATGAGGACGGCGATGTCATTCGTGAGGATGTAATTGATTTCCGTGCAGACAAGGCCATGCCGACGGATTTTACCGCCGAGATGTTCCGCCATCTCAACGAACGGATTGCAGGTCGGAAATGGTACTTTGCACGCGTGACGTGTCGGCCTGTGCTGAGCTGATGCAGGCAGAACTGTTTTCCGGAGATGAGCCGGAGTGTCCAGGATACGACGTCTGCCCGATTGCCATGTGCGGGTGAAGCTCAAGGTGTACGCTGAGAAGTTCCCGTTTCCCTTGCTGGTAGTCTGGCCGAAGCAGGGCGGGGCAAGGTTTGGTTGGGACAAGGTGGAGATTTGACTATGCGTGGAAAGCCGCAGTTTGATCTGCTGGAGAACATTGATGCCGAGCGGATTCGGCAGTTTTTGTTGAAAACATGGGTTTCTGCCGTCGCCATCAGTGCGTACGCGCATGTTCCGCATCGCCGCGCACTGGAGATCATGCGTGACATGCGCGACAGCGGACTGATCGAGATGCGCGATTGCCGGTTGGATGGGCATAATCCGGTGTGGATGGTGCGACTGGCTGGAGGTGAGTGATGGCATTGCGCGGAAAGCAGGCGCGGTTTGTAGAGGAGTATCTGGTTGACCTCAACGGGACGCAGGCGGCAATCAGGGCGGGGTACAGTGCTAAAACAGCGCAGGAGCAATCATCGCGGCTGTTATCAAATGTTATTGTCCAGGCGGCCATTCAGGCTGGGCGCGCTGCATTGTCCGCCCGCACAGAGATCACACAGGATCGCGTCATGGCCGACATTGAGGCCATCAAACAGGACGCTATGCAGCCGGTCTATGATGCTGACGGCAACAAATCCATGCTGGATCACAAATCAGCACTGAGGGCGTGCGAGTTGCAGGGCAAGCACATCGGCATGTTTGTCGAAAAGACCGAAACAAAGCTGACTGTTGATCAGGTTCCAAAGCTTGAAATCGTGCTGAACAAGTAGCGGGCAGCATCCCGACGAACGGTAAAAATATTTCCTGTCTACCTCTTGCTATAGGCCCTTTATGGGCCTATTATTAACTCATCGGCAGGCAATAACGCAGACCGAAACACGCAGGAGAATCACCATGAACCACTTCACACAAGACAACACCGAGGGCTTCACCGACAACGAAATTGAATTGCTTAATGCTGCAATGGAAATCGTGCTTGACGGATCGACCGATGAGGACGACATCAAGAACGCCGCCGACCGCGTGAATAACAACTACACCGGCAACGGCGACACCGTTGAATCGCTGGCCCGGTAAAATGATCCTCCCCGAACCCGGCTACACCCCCGCCAACCTCCGCGCCCTGCTGAAACATGCAGGGCTGACCCAGCAGGCCGCCGCTGACCTGCTGGGAGTCGATGGTCGTACCGTCCGCAAATGGCTGGCTGATTTGGATAGCTCCAGCCATCGCGACATGCCCCTCACCCAGTGGGTGAGGCTGATGGAGGCAGCTGCTACTCAGTAGCATGGATTCCTTCGCGCAATGCTCCAATCCCGGAAACATCCGGATTCGCGAGCAATGCGCCTAGAACTACACCCCAAACAGTCCCACGCATTTATCAGCGAGGCCACGGAAATCCTGTATGGCGGCGCGGCAGGTGGCGGGAAATCCCACCTGATGCGTGTCGTCGCCATCACGCTGGCGGTTGCCTGCCCGGGCATCCAGATATACCTGTTCCGCCGCCTGCACGGTGACCTGTGGAAAAACCACATGGAGGGTCCGTCGTCTTTCATTGCGTTCCTGGCCGAATTCATCGCCGCAAAGTTCGTAAAAATCAATTCCAGTGACGGCGAAATCGCGTTCTGGAACGGTTCGAAAATATTTCTCTGCCACTGCCAGCACGAAAAGGACTGGATCAAGTACCAGGGCGCGGAAATCCACGTCCTGCTGATCGATGAGCTGACGCATTTCAGCGAGACCATCTACCGAAACCTGCGCGGCCGCTGCCGCCTCGGTGCCTACAACCCTCCCGCCGAGTACTCCCACAAGCTGCCGCTGATCCTCGCCGGGGCGAACCCTGGCGGCGTCGGCCATCACTGGGTCAAGGCCTCGTTTATTGACGGCGTGGCTCCGATGTCAGTGCGCCGCATGAGCAAAAAAGAGGGCGGGATGCTGCGCCAGTACATCCCTGCCCGGCTCGACGATAACCCGAGCATGGACGATGACTATGCCGACAAACTGGCGGGCCTGGGCAGCGAATCAATGATCCGCGCCATGCTGGATGGTGATTGGGATATTGTCGCCGGTGCGTATTTCACCGAGTTTTCGCGGTCCCGCCATGTCATCAGGCCCATCAGCCTGCCGCCGCACTGGACGCGTTACCGCTGTTTCGACTGGGGCAGCGCCAAGCCGTTTGCCTGCCTGTGGATTGCGGTCAGCGACGGCACGGTTACTGGCATCGCTAAAAATGCCCTGGTTGTCTATCGCGAGTATTACGGCATGGCTGAGGGAAAGCCGGATGTCGGGCTGAAAATGACGGCGCGGGCGGTAGGAGCAGAAATCAAGCGCCTCGATCGCGGAGAAACAACGGGCGATTCCGGCTGGGGGGTTGCCGACAACAGCATTTTTGACGTCAACGGCGGACCGAGCCAGGCGGAGGAGATGCGCAAGGAGGGGGTGACCTGGAGGCGGTCTGATAAGTCGCGCATTGCCGGGTGGGAGCAGATCCGGATGCGTCTTGAGGGTGACGGGGACGGGCATCCGCTGCTGCTGTTTTTTGACACCTGCGTGCACATCATCCGCACCCTGCCTGCGCTCCAGCACGACGAGCACAACGCCGAGGACGTTGACTCTCGCGGCGAGGATCATGCTCCGGATGCCCTGCGCTACGGACTGATGGCCCGCCCGATAACTCGCGCCGCGCCTCAGTCGGGAAAACCGAAATACGGAACCATCGATTGGCTGATGAGCGAGACCGGCGAAGAAAAATCCCGCAGCAAATACCGGCGATAGCATGGAGTTTGATGCGGGGTGGCAGCATGTCGGCAAACAACGAGGTCAGCCATGTCACAGCCACCCGCATATACGCCGACAGCAGATTTCAGTCAGGACGAGAGCAATAACGTTGCGGGGCGGTCAACCGTCAGGACGGCCGCTCTAGATACCGAACTTGGAAACATCGCCGACACGCTGGCCGTCGTTCTCGAAAACATGGCGATCATACAGCGCGACGACACGGAGCTGATGGACGAATACGTCTCGCCAAATTCGTTGTCCGAAGGCGTTCGCGCGATGATAGCGGCCGCCGGTGTAAATCCGCGCGGCGCGTGGGCGGCGCTGACAGCCTACACTGTGATGGATGCCGTGCAAGACAGCGGCATAACGTGGCTGTGCGCCACCGCGCACACGTCAGGTGCATCGTTCTCCTCGACAAACTGGATGCAGCTTACCGGCGGGAACATCGCCGGCAACTCCGGGAAGCGCTACAAGATCGTTTCCGGGCGTATGGTGCAATCCACCGATGGCGGCGGCTGGTCGATCACGTCTGATGCTACGCGCGGCCCGACAAACGTATCCAGCGTCGCTGTTACCGGCAGCGGGAACCTGAGCCTGACCCATGCATTCACGGCTGTAAAAAACTGCGCGTTCCTCGTTTCTGCGGATGAGACACTGGCGGAATACGGCGTCTGTGCCGGTGCGTCCGCTGGTATGAGTACGACCAGCATCAACCTGTACGCCCCGTTTGGCGGGACAATCAACGGGACAAACGGCGTGCTGTACAACGTCACGCTCGGCCAAATCGTCAGCCAGACAATCAGCGCGTCGCAAGGAACGATCACGGTCACCCACGGCACGGTGGCGCACACTCACAACACCGGGACGCCGGTAAACATCAGCAGCACCGACAAAAACGGCCGATGGGCGGTGACGACGACAAAAACCGGATTTGTTGCGACCTACCTGCGCAGCATTTCCGGGGCTATCTCATGGAGCGGCGGAAACCCGGTCGTGGCGTCGGAAATCGCGTATCCGGCGGCGACGAACGTCACGGCTGTCGTCAATAACGGGTCCGGCCTGCTGAGGGTGACGTGCTCCGCCGCGCACAATCTGACGACGGGAATGCGCGTCGACATCGCCAGCGCGACAACCGCCGGAATGACGCTGAACGGACAGTGGGTTGTCACGGTCATCGACTCGACAACGATTGATTTGCAGTCCAGCACATTTGCCGGTAGCTGGACCAGCGGCGGCACGGTCACGATGACAAAATCGGCGTGGGTTACCGATCACCTGGAGATATTCCACCCGTCAACCGGCAGCTCGGCGCAGTACGTGCAGGCCACGCTCGGCAAGTCCTCTACGCGCTATCTGCTGGCCATCGATCATTCCGCGACGACAGACTACAAATTCTCGGTTTATTTCTACGACACGTCGGGGACGCTCGTTTCCACATCGTCATCCAACATGCTCATCAGTTACTCCCGGTCAGCATGGCTCCCGGCGATTCTCCCGGCTGGAGACATCGGGCAGGTATATCGCGATGGTGTCCACTGCGACGCCAATCACCTGTACAGCACCAATGGCAACCTGTGGTTTTTCGGAATGTTCGAGGTTGCGTGACATGGCATCGCATGGATTTACGCCGCCTGCGGCACACTCGATGCATCGAAAAACGGAGGTTATGCCGTGAGTCTTCTTGTTACCTGCGAGGCCATCAAGGCGATGCGCAATGCCATCACGCAAGAGCAACTGGTCGCCATGCATGATCCGCAGCCGTCGTTCGAGGCGCATGTTGTCGAAAATGGCGTGGATCACTGGATATACACCGTCCGCGAGGCTGATTCCGTGGCCGAAGGGGCGACGCTGAACGGCAATCTGATTTGTGTCCAGGCATCCAGCCCGAACCATGCCGAGCAACTGGCGCATGACGGCCTGCTCGACTCCGTGCAACTGTTTTCCGACTATCTCAGCGCCGGGGCTGAGGTTGTCACTGATCTCCGCCCGGCAACTCACTAGAGGTAAAAAACATGTCCGCATCCCTTGCCCTCGGCACTCTGACCAGCGCCACCACCGCCACCGCCGTTGCCACCGGCACCACCCCGTTTATCCAGAAAAACAGCGCCGCCCTGTTGATGCACTCTACCACCGGCGCGTTTTCCGGGTCCGCAAAGGTGCAATCATCCGACGACAACAGCAGTTGGTCCGACGTGTCCGGATCGACGATCACCGGCCCCGGCCTGATTATCGTCAACATCTCCAGCCTGGCGCGCTATTACCGGCTCAACTGCACGTCGTTTTCGTCCGGCTCTGTTTCCGCCACGCTGATTCCGGGTGCCTGACGCATGAGTCATGACGCGCAATCCACTCCCGATCCGCGAGCGCAGGCGCTGGCGTCAAAATGGTCGGCGTTGATCAAGCGCCGATTTGACGACAGCAAGCCGCTTCGCGACCGCTGGACGAAAATCCGCAAGCACATTGATGGTGACGAAGGCGGCGACGGCGAGAAGGGGCTGGTGCGCGTCAACATCCTCAAGAGCCGGCTGGATATCATTCAGCCGGCTGTTTATGCCAAAAACCCCGAGATCGCGGTTATTCCAGACGAGCAGGTCTCGCCGGATTACGGCGCTGTATCGGCGTTTGCAGAGACGCTGGAGTCCGTGCTCAACAAGGTTTTTGTCCATGACGCGCATCTCAAGAAACGCGGAAAGGCGGCCGTCAGGGCGGCGCTGACGACAACGACCGGGTGGGTGAAAATCATCTACCAACGCGAGTATTCCACCGATCCTGTCATGCAGAACCGCATCCAGGACACTCAGGATAACATCGCGCGCATCCGTCATCTCGCAGAGGATAGCGAGGAGGGCGGCGAGGAGGCTCAGGCGGCCATTGCCGAGCTGGAGCAGCAACTGCGGGCGCTGGAGCAGCAAGCAGAGGTTGTTGCGTCCGAGGGGCTTGTCATCGACAACATCCCGAGCGAGGACCTGCTGATACTCGACGACAGCATCAACAGCGTCGATGACTACGCCAACGCGTCGGCCATTGCGCACCGCGTATTCATGGACGAAGAAAAATACGAGGTCACATTTGGCAGGGAGTGCCCGAAATCAGCCCGACGGTACAGCAGCAGCAAAGACCAAGACTCGTCAGGAATCACATCGCCCGGTCAGCGCCTGGTTTGCCTGTGGGAGATTTGGGACCGCGACAGCCAGACCGTGTACACGCTGGCGGACGGTGCCAAGGAGTGGAGCCGCGAGCCTTACACCCCGCCATTCCTCGGCGAGCAGTTCTATCCGTTTTTTCCTCTGCAGTTCGAGCGCATCGATGGCGTAATGGTGCCGAAATCTGTCGCTGAGGGCATGGTTGAGCTGCAGGAGGAGTACAACCGCAGCCACACCCAGTTTGCCGAGCATCGCCGGGAATCGCTGCCGACCCGCGTCTACAACAAAAACAGCGGCATGACCGACGGCGAGCTGTCGGCGATCCAGAACCGGCGCGCCAACGATCTCATCGGGTTGTCGGCCGATCCGTCATCTCCCCTGGGTAATCAGATTGCCGTTCTCAACGATCCGCCAATAAATCCGGCCGTCTACGACACGTCGCATATCATGCGCGGGTTTGAGCTGGTGTCAGGGGCTCAGGATGCGGCGGCAGGCAGCGTCTCCACGGCCAAGACGGCGACTGAGGCGGAAATCATGGCGCAGGGCGCATTGACCCGCACCAGCGAGCGCCTGGATACTCTGGAGGACTGGCTCACGGACATGGCTGTCTACGCGGCCCAGCTGCTGCTTCAGGCGCTGACTCCGGAACAGGCGAGACAGATTGCCGGTGACTCCGCTGTCTGGCCTCAGATGACACGAGAGGAGGCGTTCCGTCAGGTTCGCATCACGATCCGCGCCGGTTCAACAGCCAAGCCGAACAAAATGCGCGAGCGCGACCAGTGGGCGATGTTTGCGCCGCAACTGACGCAGGGGATCATCCAGATTGCCCAATTCCGGCAGCAGGGCATGACGGACATTGCGGAAGCGCTGCGAAAAATCCTTGATGAGAGCCTCAAGCGGTTTGATGAGCGGCTGACTGTTGACGCATTTTTGCCGAAAGACTCAGCTCAACCCGCGCCGGAAATGATGCCTGCGGCAACGACATCGCATGGAGTTGAGCCTGCGGGCGTACCATCGCCGGAACAACTGATAACTATGATGCAACAGGGTTAAACATGACGACAGATACCGAAACTGAGGTAGCGCCGGTCGAACAGCCGGAGGCAAAGACGCATCTCGATGTGCTGCGCGAGGCCATCCGGTCCGCGCCGGAGGCTGGTGATGATGGCGATGATGGTCAGGCGGAGGATTCCGCCGGCGCTGAATCCGATGAATCTGCTGCGCCTGGTGGTGATGGTGCTGATGCTGATCCTGCTGTGGCTGATGGGGCTGCTGAAAAGCCGGTAGTGGCGGAAGACGATATTTACAAGATGCCCGATGGGTTGCAGGCCAAGAGCCAGGAGCGATTCCGGGCGCTTGCAGAAAAAAGCAAGTCACTGTCGGCCCAGATACAGGAGCGCGACGGACAGATCAGCCAGATGCGCGAGGCTACGGAGTGGCTGCGGCAGGAGGTTTTCACCGACGACGATGCTCCGTCCGACCTCGTGCAGTTTGCGAGCTACCGCAAGGCCCTTAAATCCGGCGACTTTGAAACTGCTGGAAGGTTGCTCCAGGCGCAGGCCAAGCAACTGGCGCTGGCTAGTGGCAAGCCGATCGCCATCGATCCGCTGGCGGATTTCTCGGACCTGCGTCAGCGGGTTGACGGCATGGAGCTGGCGGAGAGCGACGCGATTGAGTTGGCGCGATCACGACAACAGCGCGCCATGCAGCAGCAGATGGAGCAGCGCCAGCAGCAGACCGCGCAGCAACAGGATGTCTATCGGCATCAGGCTGAAACCGCAGTGCAGCAGGTTGACGCCATGTGTGCTGAATGGAGGTCCAGAGATATCGACTGGCCAGCCAAAGAAAAGATTTTGATGGAGCAGATGCCGCAGATCATGCAGAGCTACCCGCCGCACATGATTCCGGCGCAAATCCGTCTTGTTTACGAGTCTGTCAGCCGGGTCATGCCCGCGCAACAGCAGCAGCGTGCGCCTTCGCCATTGCGCGGAAGCGGCCGCGTCGCCGGAGCGGCTGCCCCGGCATCGGCGCTGGACGCCATGCGGCAGAAGCTCGGATACACCTGATTTTGTCTGACGCTGTAGCGGGGTTCGGCGCCGCATTGCAACACGCTGGGCTGATATCGGACTCGCCACCGAAAAGTGCTGTTTCCAAAAACCATTTGAATGAGGTGGCATCATGCCGTTTACCGCATCCGAAATCAGCGAAGCCCAAAAGACCACGCTGGATTTCTATCTGAAGAACAACCCGATTGACCAGATCGCCGTCGATCGCCCGATCATGAACGCCTTGATGGCCGGAAAGCGCGACTTTCCCGGCGGCAAGCAGTACGTTGTCGAGCAAATCCGCTATCGCTACCAGTCCAACTTCCAGTGGATCAATGGCGCGCAGGAAGTGACGTATAACCGCCGCCAGACCATTGAGCAGTCGCAATATCAGTGGCGCACGGCTCACGACGGTTACGCCATCGACGAAGACCGGCTGGCCCAGAACGGCATCACGATGCTGGACGACCGCAAGGGCGGCAACGCCACGGACGCCGAGTTGGTGCAGCTGTCGAACCTGCTGGAGGAGCAAAACATCTCGCTCAAGGCCGGATTTGAGGAAAAGTTCAGCGCCTATTTGTGCCTGGATGGCTCCAGCTCAACGGACGCCGTGACCGGTCTCGACGCGCTGGTTTCGCTGACCCCCAGTTCCGGAACCGTCGGCGGCATTGATGCTTCCGCCAACAGCTGGTGGCGCAACGGCGTTTCCACCAGCCTGTCGTCCAGCACGCTGCTGGCCGCGATGGAAACCCAGTGGCGCGCCTGCGTCAAGAACGGCGGACGCCCCAAGAAGATTTTTGCCGGTGCTTCCATGATCGACGCCTACATTGCCGCGCTGGATGCGGCCGGACGTCAGATTACCTATGCGGGCGGCCAGAAGCGCGACATCGATGGCGGCATCGGCAATATGACCTTCAAGGGCGTGCCGATCGAATGGTGTCCCGAGTTTGATGACAACTTTGGCGGCCTCGACAGCCCGGCAACCAGCTGGACGAAGCGCATGTATTTCGTCAACACGGATCACCTGAAGCTGCGGCCGATGTCCGGTCAGGACATGATTACCCGCAAGCCTCCCCGCGCCTACAACCGTTACGAGTACTACTGCGCCATCACCTGGCGCGGCGCGCTGACCACCAACCGCCGCAACGCGCACGCGGTCCTTGCTCTGTCCTGATTCGACGGAAACCCTCTTGGCGGGGAATGACTCCCCGCCTTTTTTGGAGAAGCCACAATGCAAATCCCCATGATGCTCGTGATTATCGATCGAGGCCCGATGGAGAAGATCCCGCGCCACGTTGCCGAGCACGAGATTCCGCTGCTGGAGATGATACACGGCGGCGGATCGGTGCGTGATTCCGGCGAGCCTATTGATGCGGTGCGTGAAATTGACAGCCCAGAGGCTGAATATGAGCGCCTGCTCAACACCTACGGCGACGACGAAAAATCCGGAATGCCGCTGGTGGAGCGTGTCCACGGACGCATCAGCGAATTCTGCGAGCTGCTGGAGGCGCGTTACGGTAGCCCGGCAGATGAATCATCCGGCGAATCCGCGCCCCGCAAGCGCCGCGCATCGTCCTGACGGAGACAGCCATGAAAAGCATCCTCCTGCTGTTGATTGTCACGCTGGGCGGATGCTCCGCGATGCCCATTTGTCCCGAAATCAAGCTGGCCATGTGCCCGGCGGAGGCGCGCTGACATGGGAAACTCCGTCAAACATCAAGACGCCATCAACGCGGCGGCCAATGCCCAGTACCTGACGCCGGGCCTGAATATCTCTCCATCCTATGCCCTGACCGGCAGTCTGATCGTCGGCATTCTGGCGGCCTGTGTCGGCATGGCGCTGACGCACCCCAAATCCCGATCCGAGTTGATTGGGATGTTGGCGGCATTTTTTGGCTCATCGCTTTTTATCGGCCCGCTGGTCATTGAGTGGTACGACCTGACATATCTCGGATTCCAGGCTCAGTTGGGCGTGTGCTTCATGGTCGCGGTTCCCGCCTGGCTTGGCTGGTGCGTGGTGTCGCGGCAGTTTGAGCGCTGGCGCCGGGCAAGGAGCCCTATCGACACGATAAACAGCGATCTGCGCGGACGGAAGAAATGACAACGCAAAACCGGCAACTCGGCGACCTTCGATCCGAGCTACTGGCGCGCCTGGGGTTTGGGGCGGCAGGCTCGGCCAGCATCACCAATTCCACCATCATTGACAGCTTCCTGCGGTCAGCTCAGGAACAGCTTTACTGGCAATATGAGTGGATCGAACTGCTGGAGACCAGCGAACAAACAACGGGCGTTGACCAACGATTTTATGACTACCCGGCCGACTGCGAGGTCGAGCGCATCCGGGAAATCAGCATCCTTGACGGCGATACGTACTACCCGGTGACTGAGGGCATCACGATGTCGATGCGCTCCGACCTGTCGTCTGGCCGCCCAAGGCGCTATGAGCGGGCGGCGCAGATTGAGGTTTGGCCGCCTGCGGATGCCGCCTACACGCTGCGAATCGATTACATCCGGGCGCTGGGGCGGTTCACGAACGACAGCGACCGGACAACGATCAAGTCGGAGTTGGTTTTCCTGCACGCGCTGGCCAATGCCAAGCTGCATTACCGCCAGCCCGATGCCGCAGCCTACAGCAACCAGTTGCAGGCCATCCTGTCACGACTCAAGGCGGCGCAGCGCACAACAGCGCCAATCCGGCGCGGACAGGCATCGGGAGAGTGGGACGCCCTGTCTCCTCCGCGAGTGGTGGGGAGAGACTAATGCCCAGCATCACATTTAACGATTTCGCGATGGGTCTCGACCTGCGCAAGGGGCCGTCAACCAGCGAGGCGAGCCGCCTGCGGGTACTGACAAACGCCTATGTGACGCCGGGCAAGACGATCAAGAAGCGGCCCGGCCTGCGGTTTTTCTATGAGCTTGAGCAAGACTGCTGGGATGGAGATAGCGGACACGCTGGCGCTGTCATGAAACCGTCGGAAATGCCTGATGGCTGGTTTGTCACTGCGCCAACCATTGGGCTGTTTGCCGGAGAGGGCGTTCTTAACACGTTCAGCACTTTTGCCCTTACCTACCCTGACGCAAGGTTCGTTGACCGATTGGTGAACAATGTCACGATTGGATATGTCCCTGTCAGCGTGCAGTACTTTGACACCTATCTTGGGAAGGGATATCTCGTCTACACCTGCGAGAATGTATCGGTCCCCGGTGATTATATTGTCTCCGCCAAGTATTTCGACACGGCGTACGGGACCAATATTTACCCTCCGACCTACACAAATGTCCCGGAAACGGTGCAGGCGGTCAAGGCTGGCGAAAAGATGTTTTCCGTCTCGCTGGACGGACAGTCCGTCAAATACTGCGCCACCAACGATCCAAAGGATTGGGTTGCGTCCGGCGATGCCGGGTATCTGAATACATCCGACCGAACCAACGGCGCTCGCGATGCCACGGCTCTCGGGATATACAGCAACAAGCTGGTCGCGTTCAGCTCGGACTCCGCGCAAATCTGGACCGTCGATCCAGACCCGGCAAATATGGCATTGTCTGAGGTTCTGGATGTTGGAACCGTCCATCCCTATGCCCACGCCAACATGGGTGGAGACCTGTTTTTCCTGTCTCAAAAGGGCGTCCGCAGCATCAGCATGACCGGCAGCGCGTCGGGGAATCTGATGGAAAACGATGTCGGATCGCCGGTTGATTCACTGGCAACATCGCTTTTTGGTGGAAACTCGCCGCGCGCAATCTATTACCGCGCCGGCGGCCAATACTGGCTGTATCACGGCAACCAGGCGCTCGTTTATACATTTTCGCGCACGTCAAAAGTGTCTGCGTGGTCGCTGTATGAGTTTGCCGTTGACCTGGAGTACATCACGGAGCTTTCCGGCGAGCTGTATGTTCGTTCGGGATACAACGTCTACCAGTTTGCCGACGATCAGTACACGGATAACGGAGAGTCGATCCCTGTATCCATCGAATTTGCCTATCTCAACTTCAAGATGCCCGGCGTTCTCAAGCAGGTGCTGGCCATGGATGCGGTCATCTCCGGAACGGCGTCCATCGCCCACAGATTTGACCCGAGAGACACGTCGCTGATTACCGCCGCCTTTGATCTATCGGGCGATACTATGCCCGGCGGTCTGACGCCGGTTGAGCTGATGACATCCAGTATCGCACCGGTGGTGACGCACGAAGCTGACGAGGCGTTCGAGCTGCACCAGCTGACCTACTATTTCGAGCCGCTGGGGATTATGTCGTGATCGTGCCGCTGACGTTGGAACACGCCAGACATATCGCCGAAAACATGGCGCGGGATGACTTGGCTGAAATCCTTGAAACGCACTGGCTGGATACCGTTGATGGATTCGCGGAGAAGTGCGCCGAGGTCGGGGGATTTGCATCGCTGGCGGCTGACGGAGAGCCGGTTGCGATGGCCGGCATCTGCCCGATATATCCTCATGTGGCGACAGCATGGCTGGTGGGGACAGGCAGGCTTCCGGAGCGACGCATGGAGGTGTCGCGGGCGGCTCGGAAATGGGTTCGCATGGCGCTGACAGAAGGGGGTTACCATCGCATACAGGCCTTTGCGGATTCCCGGCATGTCCGCACCCATCCGTGGCTTGAGGCTGTCGGTATGCGCCCCGAGGCGAGGCTGGCAAGGTGGGGAAAGTCAGGCGTGGATTTCATTCTTTATTCGGTGGTGAGGTGAAGCATGGGAAGCAAGAGCGGCGGCGGTGATCCGTCAGCTTATCAGCGCGAACTGAGGGCTGAGCAGGATCAGGCCATCCAGCAACTGAATGCGCTGTTTGGACTGGCAACACCGACCGCGATCGTCAACCGCGACGAATTTTACGATCAGGCCAAGCTTGCCGAGTATCGCCGGACCGCCTCCAATCCGAGATTCGGCGGCGCGACCATGGGGGCCGACCTTCTGGCCAGCTTCGACGATGCGGGCTATCAGGCGGCGCTTGCGCGCTCAGGCGCAGGGCAGGATGCGGTCCGCCAGCAGCGCGATGCGCTTTACGAGCAGATGGGAGCCGACGTCTTCAATGTCCAGAAATCGAAACTTGACGACCAGCAGCGGAAGGCGGCGCGCCTGCTCAAGTTCGCGCTGGCCCGCAATGGTCAGACCGGAGGGTCTCTGGATATTGACCAGCATGGCGACATGAACAAGAGCTATCTGGAGGGCATGGCGGACATTGGCAACAACCGCATTTCCACTACCAACAACGCCAGGGCCGCCGATGAACAGACGCGCATCGACCTGATAGGGCGAATCCGGTCCGGCATGGATCAGGCCAGCGCTCTCAACTCGGCGGCATCGCAGCTGCAAAGCAACATCGCGCAGCAGCGGGATTCGGCGCTTGCGTCCACCATGCGCGACTATTTCGGCGGGATGGGCTACCTGAACCAGCAGGCGCAATTCCAGAAGCAGTATGGCAACACGTATCGGACACCGTCCGGGTTTCAGGCATCGGCGTCCAACGGCACGCTGGGGAGGTATTGATCATGTGTGATCCGGTATCAATCGGACTACTGACGGCAGGTTTCGGCGCTCAGGCATACGGGCAAAAACGCGCCGAGGATGCGGTAAGCCGGGCGGCTGCGCAGGGGGCGCAGGAACAGCAGATGCTTCAGCGCAACATCAACAACACCGTAACCGCCGGAGCGCAGCGCGACTTGTCGGCTGACAATATGGCCCGCCAGTACGCCGACGCCGGTGATGCCCGCGAAAGCGCGCTGGGGCGGATTCTGTCGGATGCATCGGCTGCCGCTCCGGCAACGTCAGCGCCCGGCGGGCAGTCGGCGGACTACATCCGGGCGAAGGCGGCCGCATCCGCAAACCAGATGGAGGCGGCGGCCAAGCTGGCCTCATTGATGGGGCGTGCTGGCGCGCAGGGCGACATGATGCAATCTCGCAATCTGCGGCTGATGGGCGATGCCAGCGATATTCAGGGCATCGGACAGCAGATGCGCGATGCCCAGCAGCGCACGCAGTACAACATGGAGCGCGCATCGCACAAGGGAGACACGGCGGCGCTGATCGGTAACCTGGCGATGCTGGCCGGGACCACCGGGGCCGGTGCAGGCATGTTCGCGCCGAAGCCTTCCAGCATTGCATCCATGTCGCGCATTCCTCAGGCGTCGCCGCAGGCGTTCGCCATGTTCAGAACGGTAGGATGACGACATGAATTACACGCAATCCCTCAACTCGGCGCTGTCCGGCTTGATGCAGTCCTATTACGGCGGCAAGGCGGGCGCGCAATCCGGAGAGGACGCCGCCTACAAGCGAATGCAGGTAGAAAGCGAGATCGGCAGGAACAGCGCGTCGGCGCAGGTTGACCAGGGCAAGCTTGCCAGGATGCTGGAGCAGCGGCAGTTCTACCAGGACCCCGAGCGGGCGCGTCAGATGGCGGAGGGCCTTAACAGTGGCGACCCCGTATCGCAGACGGCGGCGCTGCTGTCGAATCTTTTCGCGCTGCCTGACAACTCAACCGCCGAAAATGTCATGGGCGGGCAAATGAAGCTGTGGGACAGGGGTGACGCGGTAAAGGCGATGAACGATCCTGACTTCCGTCTTGGTCTTAATGCCTCTCACGCCGCGCAAAAGGGCGATCTGTTTGCGCCCATCGGGACGACAGGCTACGCGATGGATTCCGGGTCAGGCAGTGCCTACGTCGCCAGCCAGCCCTTGGCTCAGTTGTTCGCCGACAGCGCGCGCTCCGAAATCAATCGCAACAACCGGCCTCCGGCGTCATCTGCGGGGGGCTCTCTGTCGTTCACGCCTGACGCCATTGACTCGGCAGCCAACCGGTACAACTTCGACGGAACACTGCCTACGCTCGGCATGGGACCGGCAGCCGCCGCCGCGCGCGCTGCAATCCTGAACCGCGCAGCAGCTCTTAATAGCGGCAACCCAAGCCACGACCTGCGGGCCGGGCAAATGGTAAACAAGGCGAATGCAGCGGCCTTAGCCCAACTGCAGAAGCAGCAAACCATGGTATCGGCATTCGAGAAGAACGCGGCCGCCAATGCGGATATTGCACTCAAAGCATCGGCGGCTGTTGATCGCACTGGCGTACTGCTGTTCAACAAATGGCTGATGGCGGGGCGGAAGGCTACAGGTGATGTTGATGTAGTGCGGTTCAATGCCGCCAATGAAACATTCGTCAATGAGTACGCGAAAATCATGTCCGGCAGTATGGGCAATACCCCTGTATCGGATTCTGCTCGTGCGCACGCCCATGAAATGCTTTCAATTGCCAAGACTCAGGAGCAGTACGCCGGAACAATTGCGCTGCTTCAGCAGGAAATGCATAACCGGATGGCGGGCATGGAGAGCGAAAAGCAGGCGCTTATCGCCAGTATGCGCAAGCAGTCGGCCAGCAAACAATTCCCGGCAACTCAAGACGCCGCGGCCCAGCAGCGCCGTAACGCCAACAGGCCGAAAGCGGTGCAGTGGCTGAAGGGTCGCAATATCCAGACACAAGACCAGTTCCGGGCGGCCGTGCAGTCGCTGCGCGATGGCGGGTGGTCGGCGTCAGAAATCCAGCAGATTCAGCAAGAGGCGGGGCTTTGACATGGCACGATTTGATCTTAACGACGCTCTGCAAAACACCAAGCCCGCACCCGGTCGCCGGTTCAGCCTGGATGATGCGATGGCTGACCATGGGCAGGCCGCTCCGGACCAGTTCAGGCAGACGCGCGCAGGTATCCACCAAACGCAATCCGAGCGCCTGCCGGTTGGCCAGTCGCTTCCGGAGGGTTGGCAGCGTAATGCCTCGATGGTTGGGTCATCCATTGTCAAGGGCGTGGCGGGCATCCCGGACAGCATCATCCAGACGCCGCGCAATGCCATCAATCTCGGCAAGGCGGCGGCTGGCGGTGCATCGATGCTGGTGGCCGACATGCTGCGCGATTATCTCGGTGTCGGCGATGGTGCGCCCGGCCTTGTCGGTGCGCTGGATAGCATTGGCCTGACCGACACTCCTGATAATCCCATTCCCGGCATTTCCTCCATACCGGCCTATCCGGTCACCAGCGGCATCGATGCTGGCCTGCGCGCCGTCACCGGCTCCGGGCTGGCGCAACCGTCTACCCCAGGTGAACGGATTATGGACTGGACGATTCAGGGCGCTGCCGGTGGAGCGGCCATGTCTCCGGGGTCGGGCATCCCCGGTCTGATGCGTGGACTGCTGAACAAAGCCCATGTCCCGTCAACCGTCCTTCCGATCGGCATACCGGCAGAGGTTAACACCCTGCGCAACGCCGTGCTGTCCGGAGCTGGCACGGGTTGGGCTGGCGGTCTTGTCAGCGAGGCTACGGAATCTCCGGTGCTTGGTTCTATCGCCAGCATGGGCATCATCCCGGCGGCGTCCGCTGCTGCCCGCATCGCTGCTGCCTCGCCAAGAATCATCGTCACCGAGAAGGGGCGTGAGCGCAATGTCGGCGAGCTGCTGCGGCAGAACATCGATGCGCCGGAATCGGCGGTTGGTCTGTTGCGCGAGGCTGAAGGCCCCATCTTCCCGGCGTCTCCGGAGTCTGGTGCGGGCGCGACAGTCGGGCCGACGACCGGGCAGGTCATGGCCCAGCACGGAGACAACAGACTGATCGGCATCGAGCGGGCATTGACCCAATCGCCGACACCGGAGAGTAATTCCCTGGTGCGCCGGTACAAATCCAACGCCGAAGCGCGGCAGGCGGAAATGGAGCGGATGAATCCCATTCCTGTCGGTGGGGGCGCGGACACCGTGCAGCGGGCGGTTGAGCGCGAAGTTCGGCGGCAACTGGCGCTTATTGAGGAGACGCGGCAGGGTCGCGAGAGTGCCGCAATAGCAGAGCGTGATGCCGCAATTGCGGCGCGAGAGCCGGTCAAGGCAGCAGAGACCGCCGCGTCAGAGGCGGCAAGGGCGGATGTCGGCGATACGATTTCCAGCGAGGGTGCCGGGGCGGTGATGGGCTCGGCTTATGATGCCGCCTATCAGCGGCAAAAGGGCGCCACAAAGCAGGCTTATGAGGCTGATAGTCTTGGTGGAGATATCAATGGCCTGCCTCTTGATGTGAAGGCGCTTTCCGACACTATTGATCAGTATTATGCAGGCCTGCAAAAGTCCACCCCCCCAGAGGTACGAAAGGCGCTGGGGCAGATTGACGAGGCTGTTCGGGCGAATGCGTCGCCAGATCCCGTCGCCGCTCCCACTGACGGAGGCGCTGTTGGCGTAGGCAGACAAGGCAACCTGCTGGATGAAAACATGATCTCCGTCTTGCAACAGGCATCTCCAACCCTGACCTATGCCCAGATGCGAACGCTGGAAAGCTCCATCGGCGAGGCGGCAAACAGGCTTCGCATTGCTGGAGACGCCCAGACTGCGGCTGTGCTGAGCAACATCAAGCACACGGTCCGCAAGTCGATGCAGGACGGCATTGATTCCGGCGCGGTATCTCCGAAGGTCGGTGCCGACTACCAAAACGCCATGGCTGTGCGCCGCCATCAGGGGGATACGTTTGAAAGCGGGGCTGCCGGGCAACTGCGCAGGGAGCGAAACGGAGAGCGGGCGGTAAATGACAGGGACATACCGAACAAGCTACTGCAATCAGGCAGCGAGGCATTCAGCAGCTTCCAGCGCGCCATCGGCTCGGAACCCGGTGTGGCCAAGACGGCCCAGGACTGGCTTGCCTCACAGTGGCGCAAGGCGATCAACAAGCCAGATGGCGGATTGAAGGCGGGCTGGCGGGATGCGTCGGCAAAATTCGTATCGGATCATGCCGACGTGCTGTCGCAATATCCCGACCTACAGCGCAAGCTGTTGTCGGCGGTGGATCGCTCGAAAAGCGCGGAGGACCTTGCTGCGCGGTTTGATATGGAGATCAAGGCGGCCGAGCAGGCGGCGGACGCCAAGGTCAAGTCGGCCGGAGAGCGTGCGAAAGCCGGCGAAACGGCTGTCACCAAGGAAACAGGGGCGAGGTTTTTCCTGCGTGATGCCGACCCCGAGAAGGCGTTCGCCTCTTTCCTTAAGTCAGGAAGCCGCCTTGTTGACGGGCGTTTCATTCTCCAGCTTTCGCGCCGTGACCCGGCGTTCAGGCGCGGCGTTGACGCAGCCATCCGCGACCATATCGCCGGGATGAAAAACGATGCGGAGCGCGTCAGGTTTATCGAAGCCCCTGCAAACCGGCGTTTGCTCCAGTCATTGTTTGGCAGCGAAACCCTGAGCAACTGGGACAGGGTGGCGAAGGACGCTAAGCGTGACTTGCTGAGAGATACGGCAAATCCGGCCAGGGGTTCCGACACCACGCCGAAGGCGGAAGCGCTCAAAAAGGTTGCCGGTGACGCCGTAATGTCGCCCCTGCTGACGCGTATCATGTCCGCCATCAATCAATCCATCGGAGGGCGCAAGCGCGACGAACTGCGCGCAGAGGCGCTGACTGATCCCAAATTGGCGGCAGATTTGCTGGAGAAGGCGAATAATCGCCCCGGATTTGTCGATCTCTACAAGCGGTCGGCGGGCAGGGCGGCGGCAGGGAATCAGGATAAGCGCAAGGGGCAGTGACGGCATAGCATGGACTCAGCGCCCAGCGTTTAGTCTGTGACCACGTTAAACGAGGTCGCAGACATGGGCGCGCAATACGACACGAGCATTTCCGGAAAAGTTCAGGGAGATGGAAATCAAACCATTTCCCTTGTCTCCACAACGGCAGGCTATCAGGCTCTTGCCTGCACCCGCCATCAAATCGCCATCGTTCCCGGCACGGCAACTTCCGGCACGGTGGCCGTCAAGGTCAAGCCCTTTGGGCAGTCCGCATTCGAGAATCTTACCCGCAACGGCTCGGCGGTTGTCATCGACATCGCGGCGCTGGAAACCATCACCGAAATCCCCGGCATGGTCACTGAGTGGCGGCTTGACCCGACCAGCGTAAACGGCACCTATGGAGCGGTGATTACCGGGTGGGGTGGCTAACATGGAGATGATGACAAGCGGCGGCGGTTCTTCCCCGACATCAAAATCCACCGAATTCACAGGCTCCGGCAACTTCACAATGGGCGCTGCAACCAAGGTGCTGCATGTACTGTTGGTTGGTGGCGCAGGCGGTGGCGGGTCTGGCGGCACGTCAGGTGCTGGCGTTGCATGCTCAGGCGGTGCTGGCGGCGGTGGTGCTGGCAAGCGGGAATTTGTGCTAACACGCGCAGAGGTACTTGCTGCGTACCCCACGGGTATCGTGCCTGTCGGTATTGGCGCTGGCGGTACAGCAGGGGCGAGCGTAACAAATGCTGGTGCCGCGAGCGGCAATAACGGAGGGCAAGGCGGCGACACTACGTTCGGCACACTTGCCACAGCGTATGGCGGCGGAGGTGGCGGTGCTGGCGCTGGTTCTGCTTCTGCGTCTACTGGCGGATCGGGCGGCAGTCAAAGAGCCAAAGGGGGAACGGCAACATCATCTGGATCGTATGGGAGCGGTGGCGGTGGTAGTTCCAGCGGTCCATCTGGTGTCAGTTCTGTCGGGTGTGGGAGTGGTGGCGGTGGATGCTCTTCATCAGCCGTATCAAATGGCGGGACATACTCATGTGATGGTGGAGTCGGTGGCGGTGGTGGTGGCGGTGTAAATTCAAGCAACACTGCGACAAACGGAGCCGTCGGCGGGCCGCGCTTTGGAGAGATTGCGGGTGCCGCTCTTGGCGCTGGTGGTGTTACAGGGACGGCAGGAACTGCCGGTGCTGCTCCTGCTGCTGGAGGCCTGTTCGGCCAAGGCGGCGGCAGTGGTGGCGGTGGAAATGGTGGAGCTGGGGGTGCTGGTGGTGCTGGCGGTCGCGGCTCTGGTGGCGGTGGCGGTGGTGCTGCGCGCAGTACGTACGCAACAGGCGCTGGTGGTGTAGGTGGTGCTGGCTGGGCATTGGTATTGGAGTTTTGATCATGCAGCGATACGTTGTTGTTGATGCGGATGGATATGCCGTCAATGT